TAAACAGAATCTAATCCTTCTTGTCCTCCTTGTTGTCCTCCTTCTTGCGCTCGATCGCCAGGTCAGCGGGACCACTGAACATACTCGCATAGGAGCCAACACCCGCTGTGAAGGGGGATGCATCGGCAGCCGCATTACTCGCACCCTCAGCCCCACCCTCAGTCCCCCGTAAGTTCTGACCCCCCATACCCTTCACGCCCTTCTGGCGCTGCTCCGAGTAAAACGTATCACGCGCGGACTCATTCTCCTTGTACTTCTTCATTAGCGTATTAAGCTGGTCCTCCGCATACTCCTGCTCAGCTACGGCGTTCGGATTCGGGTCCCACGGCAGCCACTTTCCAACCTCACCTACAAACACATTGTGAATCGTGTCATTGCGCTGGAGCTTCTTAGAACGCGCAACAGCTTCTCCCTGAGAAGCATAGACTCCACGAATCTTCAGTCCACGGACACTCGTCTTAAAGTTATTTTTCGCAAAGAACTCCTCTTCCAGGCGAGTACCATTCTTGTAAAGGAAATCATCATACGCCTCCTCAATTGTAGTTGACTTAATCTCCTGCTGATTCTTGCGTACATAACCCTCCAAGTCAGCCAGTACAACCTCCATCTTTACCTGACTAGAACGGCAGATAAGGGCAACTCCAGACAGGTCAAGCTTCTCTGACTTGACCGCCTCTGCCTCAAGCTTTGAGTTGACAGAACGAACCGTATCTGCAAGAAATGCCTCAAGCTTCTTTGTCTTATACTGAATTTCATAATCCTTTACAAAACTCGAAAAAAGGAAAGCATCTTTACTGGCAAGTGTCTTCTCCGGACTCAAAAAACTCAGTAAACAGAACTTCTGACCAGGGATTTCCTGATCTTCCTCAAGATAGTCCTCCTTCTCGGTATAGTTGGTCTCCTTTGACATTCTAAGGGCTTACTGGTATATTTCTTTAGGGGGTTTCCACGCAGCTGCGCCCAACTTTTTTCTCACGGAGAAATATAATAATGGATCTCGCTGAAGTTCTCAATCGCGCCATCAAGTATCTGATTGAGGGTATCGCCGTGGGTCTCGCTGCCGTCCTGGTTCCCCGGAAGGGCATTGACTTCCAGGAGGTTGTCGCCATCGCCATCGTCGCCGCGGCTGTTTTCGCCGTGCTCGACCTCGTCTCTCCGTCCATCGGCGTGACGGCTCGCCAGGGTGCCGGCTTCGGTATTGGCGCGAACCTAGTAGGCTTCCCGCGGTAAGCTTACGAAGTAAGCGACCCTTCAGGGTAAGCGTAGCAACCCTTCAGGGTAAGCGCAGCGACCCTTTAGCGGTAAGCTTACGAAGTAAGCGACCCTTCAGTTATAAGACTATCAACACATCTATTATTTTTCTATGCCATAGATAAATAGCAAATGCGTATGTCAACAATGACTGTTTCACTTATTGTGCTTATTTGTACAGTTCTCTTTGGAGGACTAATGGTATCGCGTTCATATTTTGAAGGATTTGAGGATGCAAGCGAAAATAAGATTCCGACAAGTCAACCCGCTCAACAAGTATTAGCAAAGCCTTATTCGGATATTATGGTACCATCTATGCAAATGCAGATGCAGCCCTCTATGTACCCTATGCCGATGCAGCCCTCTATGTACCCTATACCCATGCAAATGCAGCCCCCTATGATGGAACCCGTTTCATTACCGTTTGATGCACAGATTCTTCTACCAATCCAATCGCCTACATTTAACCAATATCGTAAAACTGCTGCTATGCAACTACAGGGCGCACCCTATGGTCAGATGACCCAAATGCCCCAAATGGTAGAAATGCCTGCTAACTTTACACCTAAAAAACTCGATGAACAAACCATGCTTTTAGATAAAGCCATGCAATCTGCCCTAGAAGGTGATATGGCAACTGCCGCATCTTTTAAAAAGGCAGCATCACTAATTGGTAGAGGTTAAGTAGAATGCGTCTATCCAATACAGCCCTAGCCCTCGTTATTTTTGCATCAGCAATCCTCCTCTCTGTGATAACCCCGCTTCGCGAGTTTTTCACATCTCCTGGTACGATGGTACAACTGGCAACAAGTCATGTTCCCACAGCAGAAGACTATAATTACTACAATAATGTCTATCCACATGTTGTCCGTCGTGAAATTGCGGACATGACCGGTGAAGATCCTGGACAACTCCACCCCTGGACATTTCCATATGTTAGTCGCTAGGCTTAAAAAATCATAAAGAGAGAGTACAGTCATAATGGAAAACTTAATTCTGTATACATCCCCCTTTTCAAAACACAGAGTTGGCAGACCCAATGATGGTGGCTACGTTATTGTTAAACTGCCTGACACATATGATTTATTTATATCAGGCGGAATAAATGATGATACAAGTTTTGAAGAGCATTTTGTAAGTCTGTATCCAGATGTACCCTGCTATGCTTTTGATGGAACAATTAATGCTTTACCTGTTCCAAGTCAAAAAATTAACTTTGTAAAGAAGAATCTGGGTGCAACAAATACCGATACTCTTACAGATTTACATGAATATATGACAAAGTCAAACAACATTTTCATGAAAATGGATATTGAGGGACACGAATATCGAATTATGCCTACATTTATACGGAGTAACTATATACAGAAAATTAAACAACTTATTATTGAAATTCATACTCCTGGTGATATACAACTCTATCCTGATTATTTTAAGGGGCTATCCGATATTCAGAATGAACACATGTTTGATTTATTAAATAAAATAAATAAGACACATACGCTGGTTCATTTTCATGCTAATAATGGCTGTAAAATTCAAATGGTAGAAGGAATTCTTTTACCACATGTATATGAACTTACATTTATACGAAATGAGTTTGTCCCTGAAAAAGTGCGAAATACGGATGCACTTCCTACAAAGTTAGACATGCGAAATATTAAAGAGAAACCCGACTATTTTTTATTCGGGCATCCGTATACCGTATCAGGCGGAGTCTTAAATTGACCTCACAAACTGCCAATCGAGGTCTTCACAGATTTTTTGCCAAATTTTATCCTGTGTATAGAGTTTATCACGATTTTTCAGAAGTGGAAAATTCGGTAAATAATCATCAAGTTCCAGGAGTTCACAGAACTTGTAGAGAACATAGGAATATGAAAGGAAATTGCTCCGTCCCTTCGGGCAATGCTTCTGAAAATGCGGCTGAATCTCCTTAAACATATACCGCAACTTTTCTTCAATCTCACGATTCATCACAGGGGCATTCTTGCCATTGAGACGATTTGTAATATGAGGAACGTGTTCATAATATTTATTCGCCTTGATTTTCTTTAAAATCTCCCGAATCTTCGCAGGCTTCAGACCTTCAAGCTGTGTAATCCGTTCCTTCTTCAGTTCTAGAAGAATCTGGTCGTAGATCTCCTGCGGAATATCGGTACACTCCTTTGCTTGAAACTGTGCGAGCCATTCATTAAAATGGTTAATGCGCTTGTACGCATAATAACTTACTTCACGAGGTGGATCCTTATAACTCGGCTTATCACTATCCATCAGAACAAACTCCTGATTTCCACACGCTGTACAACTAAACATGGCTTCATTTGAACTAAAAATCATTTCGGCAGAGCATAAATCACATAGACCAAATCCACTTTCAGCTTCAACCGATGTATTACGTGCATGTCCAGGGTCAACTTTCTGTAGATATTTATCGAGGAGTTTATCGCGCTGTAAATTCTCACCCTTTATCTCCTTTTTCAGTTCCGCTAGGGCTACTCCTGTTTCACCTGCCGCTTCTTGAAGTGCCGCGAGGACACTCCCCGGCTTCACATAACTTCTGGTGGTTTGAAGACTTTCTACACCATTCTGAATCTTCTCTTGGATATCATAATACGTATAAAGTATATCGCCGGTTTCCAAGAAATAGTTCAACATATCCTCCTCCTTTGTGATTGATTGAATCTCACGCTTCACTTCGCGAAGCTTATTCTCCTTAAGATTTCGTTCAATTATATTCTCACATGTCTCAATTTCTCGAAGTAGTTGTTTTTCATGTAGTTTCAATGAAGTAACTCCCTCTTTTTGTTCCAAAAGCTGGGACATTTTTACCTGGTGAATCGCATCTAGCGTAGTACGAGCCTCCGGATTAGAACGCTTTGTTGGTCTTATTTTGAAGTAGGGTTCTCCCATACTAAACTCTATTCAGATTTCTTGAATCTGTTTAGGCTTCAAAGAGAATTTTTCTCTTCGCGCCAAAATTATTTTCTAAGTTGAGGTTATAAACTAAAATGACAGGAGGTGGTCTTATGCAACTTGTAGCTTATGGCGCG